AAGGCAGGGCAGGGTTGTCTGGCACTTCTTCGTAAACACGAATGCCGGCAATGGTGCCCAGGTTGTCGCCCATCCCCGAGCGAATATCTGCCAGGCTCATGCCATTTTCACCCGTCTAAACGGCATCAACAGTTTTTGCACGTCCGGGTCAATACGTCCAACACGGACGACACCCATTTCGTCAAACCCGGCCACACCGAGTGGAGAATCGTAACGGCGGTACTGGCGCAAAGTGAGCAACAGTGCAGCCTGTTGCACAGCGGTAGGAATTGCAGACCAACCCCACACGCCAGCGATTTGAACAGTCGCCTCATAATGGTTCACGTTGCGCGGTTCGAAGGTGGGGAACACGTAGTCGCCAATAGCGCGAATGATTGTTGCAGGTGACTCTAACCCTCCGGCTACACCGTTCACCGGCTCTAGCTGGTAATCCGTAGACGTCCAAGTTTCATTAAACGTCTCACCGCCGGTCGAAGTTTTCAACGTAGTGAGCGTGGTCAGGTCGTCGATTTCTACCGTAAAAGAATCACGCGGAACAAACACCCGTGTTTCAGTAGTTGAATAAAAAACCCGTTCGCAGTAGCCGTCGATTTCACGCGACGCCGCCTCGATAGAAAGTTCGAGAATCTGATCGTCGATATCGTCGGTAATCCGCAAAGCCTTTTTCACAAGGTCTAACGAAACGTAACCATTAGTAACTGCCACAGTAAGCCTCCGGTGTCTAGTCTACCGCGACCAGTCGCCCAGCCTCCAGGACTGCAAAGACCAAGACCACCCCATCACCTCACCGGCCGATTTACTGTCGAATAGTTTGCGGTTACGGGCGAAGGTTTCAGTGTTGCGCCGTTGGTACCGCGGTTCGGATTTCAACGTCGAACTATTCGCGTGAGTAGCGGCGACAGGTAGGCGCACGACAGGCACGCCGGACAATTGGCAGCGGAGCAGATAGTCAGTGTCTTCGAAGTAGGCCGGATAGAAACGCTCGTCAAACAGCCCCACAGCCTTCACCACGTCCTCACCCACCGCAAAGGTGTGGAAGTGTGGTGCGTCCTGTGCGAGCGTTAGGGACGATTCTCGCGCCTTTGAGAGGGTCTCCAGGCCACCAGGTTGGTACACCACATCGTTAGAGCTGAACGTCCACCGGTCATCATGCGGGAACAACTTAATCCCAAGGTTCCAAGACGCCGCCACCCCCAGGTTGTAGGGCATACTCAACACGTTAACCGACCAGACGTGTTGGTTCTTAAATGTTAAGTTTCCGCCCAATTTTTTACCATTGTCAATAATGAGCAAATCGCGCACCGGGTAATCAATTGATTCCAACATTTTGTGCAACAAGTCGTAACGGTTCAACACAGGAACAATCAAATTAGGAAGCATAGGAGTATCCTAATGGGATGGCCCACAGACAACAACGAACCTGGTTTAGCAAAATCAAAACAGCCCACCCCGAATGGTTCGACGGTGTGCAAGTCCTCGAAGTCGGATCGCTCAACATCAACGGCACCGTCCGCGACTTCTATAACGCGACACGTTATGTCGGTGTGGACATCGGCCCCGGCCCAGGTGTAGACGTTGTGTCAGGTGGAGAAAAACTGGACTACCCCGACAACAGCTTCGACATAGCCGTATCGGCAGAATGCTTCGAACACAACCCCGAATGGGTCGCCACCTTTACCAACATGCACCGCATGGCAAACACCGCCGTACTAATCACCTGCGCCTCCGACGGTAGGCCCGAACACGGCACAAGCAGGACAGACCGTGGCTCATCCCCACACACCGGCGACTATTACCGCAACCTAAACCAACAAGACTTCGAACAACATTTCGACCTGCAAGCAATGTTTAGTGAACATGCGTTCGAGTACAACCCCGAATCACAAGACCTCTACTTTTACGGGGTGAAGGCTTAAGCGCCGAAATAGTTTTTCAGGAACGGCACCCACTTTTCATCCCACACCGTATCCACATCAAACCCGAGCGCAAAGTCCCTCGACACTTCAGACGGGCCACGCGGAGAATCGAACGCCTGTTCCAGAGCCACCAAAATAGACCCAACATCGGGCACCTTCCACCACGACTTCTGACCCTCATCCCACAACGGGTGACCATCCACAAGCCAACCGTCATCCGCTACCAGATCAGCGCTCGCGGCCCAGTTCGAAGCAATTGCCCTAGTGCCACAGGATTGCGCTTCCACGGTCGGAATACCAAACCCCTCCCCATAGGAGGGTGCCAGCAACACGTCAAAGGCGGAATATAGTGCCGCCATCTGTTTACGGGTGTAACCAATGCGAAGGTTAATCGGGTCAGGGAAAATCACCCGCTCCGGTTCAATCCCCACCACCTGCAACAGGTGAGGCAGGTCAAACCCTTGGTATGCCTTAGACGGCTCAGTGTGCAAATACAAAACCGTTTGAGGGTGTTTCTTCATGAACATAGCCGTCGCCAGTAGGTTCTCCGCATAGGCCTTACGGTGGATTACACCGTTGGCTTTATTCGCGGCCACCATTCCAATAACAAACTCATCCTTCACACCCATAAACTCACGGGCCGGCATATCATCAAACATTTCCGTCGGTTGCATCACCTTAGTGTCCACACCGTGAGGAATATAACTATTGTTTATACCGGCTTCATTCATGAGGGCGTGACCGTTCGGGGCCATTGAAATAGGCGTCACGTTCGGCTTCATCAACTGTTTCGCCACCATCGGAGGCAAAGACACATGATCCACCGGTGTCCACTGCACCATCGGAATCTCATCAAGTTTCGGGTTACGGTAAACCCACGCATCGTACAGCGTAAAAATAGCGTGCGGTAAGTCCTCCCTACCCGCTCGATGCCTAGCGTGATTCTGCGGGAGCACGTCGTCGGAATACATTGTCAGACCACGTGGGTAATGTGGAACCTTCCCACCCTTAACCTTGATCTCATCCATGCGAGCCTCGAGACCAAAGTTCGACATGGCCGCCGTGTGAATGCCATGCTTTACCAACCGCTCAACAAGAAACTGGGCTTGCTGGCCATAACCGGTCGGCGTTCCCGGACTGTTAGACGCTAACGAAACAACCGCATTAATCTTTTCAGGTTTCATGCGTAAAGGGTAACAAAAAAACCCGGCCCCCACCGTATGAGCAGGGACCGGGTTTCTTTAGGGCTGTTGTTAAGCGGTGACGCTTTCGAACAGTTTGATGTGTGACGTGTGAGTCAGGTCACCATCGAGACGCATCAGGAACCGGTAAGTAATCAGGTCCTGGTTGAATGCGTAGTCCCCGGAGCTGGCAACATCGAGGCCACCAGCCATACGGACCTTGAACGAAGGCAAGTGTCCGAACGCGACAGGCAGTTCGCCGGCAGTACCGGTCGAAGCCATGTGCGGGTTCTCAACCACTTCGTATCCAGCGAACGAGTCGGGCTGACCAACGTTTACCTGGTACAGGTAGTTTCCGTTGTCATCCTTGAGTGTACGCATTTTGCCAATGGTCGAACCGTTAGCGAGGTATTTCACCCCGGGTAGCCTTCTGGCCATCCCATCGAGCGTGTACTGAAGCTCGATCAATTCGTCGGCAGTGAACACACCGTCGGTAGCGGTACCAGTCACACCGGTCGAAGCGGCGGTCACGATTCCGTTGGGCTGGTTCGAACCAGTACCAGTAGTCAACGCAGCGTTAACAGCGAAACCAAGCGCATTACCAGCAGCGTTAGCAAGGTGCGACTCAATGTCGAATCCTGCATCAGTGACCAGTTCCCGGCTGACCTGGATGAGCTGGCCATATTTGAACGCCCCTAATGTGATTGACGAATACTGCGGGTCGCTTTCTCCGATTGCGGAACCTTCAGCAGTAAGTGCCGCGGTACCGTAAGCGGTCAGGGTCGGGATAGTAAGGTCTTCACCGCTAGTGGTGTTGATGACCTCGGACTCGTCCAACATGGGTCCCACGAGCCTCGCGATGTCAAACACCTGGGAGTAAAAGCTCTTGGGAACAGTGTTAGCACTGGACACAATGTCGCGGCGTTCGAACGTGTGAGCACCACGGGTCTCCGCAATTTCGCGAAGCATGTGTGCATCGGTGCGCTCTTCCTCAGCAACAACAAAACCGCGAGCGGCCAGTGAAGCCTCGTGCTTACGCTCTTCGTTGCGCTTCGCAACAGCAATCGCCTCGTCGGCTTTACGAATGTCAGCCTCGATGCGGTCAATCTTTTCAGTGGTTTCAGCGTCAAGCCCGCCACGTTCCTCGGCAGCATCCAGTGAATCCTGGATTTGGCTAACCAAGTTGGCGCGAACTTCCTGCTGAGCCTTAATAAACTCAGACATGAAATGCCCTTCCTATATAAACGTATGTGTGTGGTGGCCGCGCTTACGCTGAACCTCACGAGGGCGCTAACGCTCACCCGCTCCTATAAGTCTAAAACAGGGCATGCACTCTAGTGGAACCGCGGGTAATCGAAACCCGGTCCAACTAGGCTCCCACCTCGGGCCTTCCTAGCTGTCGAAACCTTCCGGCCCCGCTACTTAGAGTCTACAGTCCGACGAGTCCTAGTCGCCTTACCCGCCAAATGCCGGACAAGCACAATGACCACCGCAATCGCAAACGCCACAACAATCAGTGACACAGCCACCGCAACAGCCCAACCTAGAAACCCCCACGGGCTCATCGGGTTTCTTCCGGCGCAACCGTGGCGCGCTTAACCTTCGGCTCATCCAATTTCGCAATTTCCTCAGCCCACACCGGAGCCAAAGACTTAATCGCACCCGCCGAAGGATTACCAGCGACTTTCAAAATGACACGTTCAATTTCTTTAGCAGTAGCCATCAGAATCCCATCAATAGTTGAAGTTTCTTTTTCTTAAGCTGTAACAGTTGGCGAGCCTTTTCCTCATCCTCAGACACAGCCGGTTCGGCTTCCTCCGGGGCAGGTGCTAACTCGTTCAACACAGACTCAATCATTACACGATCGTCTGACGAAATGTCCTCGCCATTCTCAATCTTCAACACGGCATCTGCGAGCGCGTCCACGTCAACCTGTGCGCGTTGTGCAACACGGGCCAAACCGCGAACCGTAGCAGTCCCATCCGTTGTCGGATATGCGGGGAATGCCACACCCGTCGAAACTTCAAAAAGGCGAACCGAGTTGAGAGTACGTTCGGAACCGTCGGCGCTCCAAGTGTCCCCACCCTTCGGCACCGTGAAACCAAACGAGAACGCGGTCACGTCCCGCCGTTGAATCAACACGCGGGCATCACGGCCAGCTTGAGTGTCGGGCAACTCCGCAGAGACCCGCAAACCGTATTCGTCCTCCGTGAGCGTCAACGTGCCAGCCCTAGTGGAACCCAACACGGTAGACGAATCGTGATTCCACAATAGCTTCACATCATTGCGAGACTGCAATGAACGCTTAAACGCACCCGGCGCGATCTTTTT